GTTAATTACCAGCTCAAACACAAAAACAAATGGTTTTTAATCGTTCATGATTGGATTTCTGATGCCTTATTACTCAAAACAGGCGTTGTTAAATATCAGTGGAAGAAAGAAACAAAGTTTATAGAGAAGCGATACGAGGGATTAGACGATTTAGAGCTTCGTATGAAGTTGTCAGAGCCAGATATAGAGATACTTGAACATGAAGAAATAGTTTTGCAAGAACCCTTGATTGATATGACCACAGGGATGGAAGCAAGCCAAAGAATAGCAAAGCATAACATTACGGTCAGATATGCCGTTACTGATGAATATCCTTTAATAGAAGCAGTGCCTACAGAGGAGTTTGGGTTTCCAGTAAGAGCGAAAAGCATTGAGGATGCTCCCTTTGTTTTCCACTGTGTCAAGATGCCGAAATGGAAGGCAATAAAGATTTACGGTGAAGAAGCAAAGGAAAAGATAGAGAAAGCCTATCAGGATATACAGAATAACAGAAGTCTTATTTTAGAGAATAGATACAGTGACATAGATGCCAGAAAGGTATTTGATGATGATAAAAATCCAGTGTTTTATGAGTGTTATTACTATGATGAAGAAACAGGAGAACCAAGATTAACAATCCTGTGCGGTGCGGAGATAATCAAAGATGTAAAGAATGAATACGGCAAACCACCGTTTCATGTAATAACACCCTTGCGGATGGCTCACCGTGTTAATGGCTTGTCTATGTTTGACATTCTTAAGAAATTGATGCAATTAAGAACTGAGCTGCTGCGTCAAATTGTTGATAACCTGTATCAGTCTAATTTCAGACGTTATTTTGGTGACCCTGAAAGAATAAACATGAATGATTTCTTGAATAATAATGTTACCAATGCCTTCATCAGAACAGTTGGAGACCCATCTACCGTTGTCATGCCTGAGCAGAAAGCTCCTCTTCCGCCAGAAGTATTTAGCTTTTGGGAAATGTTGCAGATAGAGAAAGATTATCATTCAGGAGTGCCTCGTGCTTATCAAGGAGTTATCCCAGCGGTTCAACATAGAACATTCAGGGGCGCTAACCAGCAAATTCAGCTTGCGTCTCAAAGGATACAATATATAGCAAGGCTGATAGCAGAAATGGGGATATCTCCACTGGTTACGGATGTTGTAAATATGAACATTAAGTTTCTATCCAAAAAAGCGTCTGTCAGATATCTCAATGAATGGGTTGAAATACACCCAGATAATATTATAGGCAAGTTTGATGTAACCGTGAATATAGGTATAGGCACTAACAATAAAGACAATATTGTCATTCAGATGCAGCAGTTATTGCAGTTGTTTTATCAGATATATGCTGCAGGGATACCGATAATAACTCCTCAGAATGCCTATAACGCTGTAAAGGAATTGGTAGAGGCGATGGGATTTAAGAACACTTCTGATTTTGTAACAGACCCTAATTTAACCATGGCAATCAAAAATATAATCCAGATGTTAGCACCTTATGCAAGCCAAAATCCGCAGCTTGAGCAGCTGCTTATGCATCTTGCGTCTGCTTCAGGTAATCTGACTATAATGCAGCCACAAGGAATGGTTAAGGATTTAAAGGGGCAGGTAACCGCTGAAGAACCAGTTAACGCAGGGGTGCCAATGCCACCGATAAGTGCAATGAGTGGTAGGGGGTTTATGCCATAATGGACATTTACAAAAAAGCGGAATACGCAAAGCAAATACTGGAAAATCCAGTATATTCGGAGATAATTTCTAAAATTGAGCAGGACATAATCCTCAGGTGGAAGGGGTCTATTGTTAAGGGAAAGGAATACAGAGAAGAGCTTTTCAAAGAATACGAGGCTTTAATAAGAATTGGCAATGTCATTAATGGGATTATTAATGATGCTATTTATGCAAAACAAAAGGAAGACGAAATGGAGGCTTTAAAATGAGTGAAGATACTTTAACCCCTGATATGCTTGGACTTGAGAACACAAGCGACCAAGCAAATGAAGGGGCATTAGTTGACGAAAGCACACCAGAAGAAGGTGCGAGCCAAGAGTCAACTGGGACTGGGGAAAGCCAATATTATTCAGCAGAAGAATTTAGGCGGTTACTTAAAAATCCGCTCCATATGGATGTCAATAGGATACCCGAAGAATATAAGCATGTCTATGACATGGCGGTTGATACCTATCGAGACTTGAAAGCGGATTACACAAGGAAAACGCAACAACTTGCTGAACAAATGAGGCAGTTAGAGAAACCGCAGCCAAAGAATGTGTATGAAGCCTATATGCAAGACCCTGAAGGGGTCATCAGCTACATAGACGCCCAAACCGAGACGAAAATTTCGGAAGGCGACTATGATTCCGCACTTCGTTTGATGCAAATTAAGACAAACTTAATTGAAAGACGAAGCAAGGAGGCTTCAGCACAAAACGCTATAGCCAGAATGTCTGAAAATATATGGAGAGGCGTTAGAGCTGCAATACCTGATTTCGATAGCAAGAAAGAGGCTTTGACAAATTTCGCTATCAAGGAGTTTGGATTTACAGAGCAAGAAATTTCTGTTTTGACAAATCCTGCTATTACAGGCGATTTGGCTGGTAAGCTAACTTTGGCTATCAACAAAGCTTATCAAATTATGAATGCTAAAAATACTGCAAATAACAAAATTAAAAAACCAGAACCAATCCAATTAGGCAGTTCAACAGGAGTATCCGTTAAAGGCGGAGCTAAATCCATTGAAGAACTGTTTTATGGGAAGCAGGGACGTGGAGGATAAAATATGGCTACTATAGGAAATTTAGTTTTAACATTGGCTGATTGGGCTAAAAGATTAGATCCGTCAGGCAAAACATCCGCAATAGTGGAGTTGTTGTCTCAAACCAATGAGATACTGACGGATATGTTAGTTAAAGAGGGTAACCTTCCCACTGGAGAAAGGACTACAGTGAGGACAGGATTGCCAACCGTTGGCTTTAGGATGCTTAACACTGGTTCGCCAAAAAGCAAATCAACAACCGCTCAAATTGATGTGCATTGTGCAATTCTGGAAGGAAGGTCTGAGATTGATAAGGACGAGGCAGACCTTAACGGGAACACAGCAGCTTACAGGCTTTCAGAGTCTCAGGCTTTTCTTGAGTCCATGAATCAAACGATGGCTGATACTCTGTTTTATGGCAATGCAGCACTCAATCCTGAAAGGTTTACTGGAATAGCCCCACAGTATAATAGCTTGTCTGGTCCTGTTGGCGGTAATGTTCTTAGTGCTGGTGGGACAGCTAATTTAACATCAGTTTATCTCGTGGTATGGGGAGCGAATACTGTTTTTGCTGTATTCCCTAAAGGCAGTAAAGCTGGGCTTGTTCATGAAGATTTAGGTGTTGGTGATGCCTTTGACGCAAATAACAACAGGTTTAGAGCTTATATGGACAGATACCAGTGGAAATGCGGATTGGCTATCAAAGATTGGCGGTATATTGTAAGAATAGCGAATATAAATACCGCTCACCTTGTAGCTCTATCCGATACTCAAGCTCCTACAGCAGCGACATTCCTGCCTAAACTGATGGCAAGGGCAATAGACAGAATCCCTTCTCTTAACATGGGCAAAATGGTGTTCTATGCAAATAGAACTGTCATGAGCCATTTAAGGATTGCTGCTATGGAAAAAGCTGTTAATGTATTGTCTATAGAGGAAGGACTTACACAGTTTGGAGATAGAATTCAGGCTGGGTTAAAGTTCTTGGGTGTGCCTGTAAGGTGTTGTGATAGAATAGTCAATACCGAAGCACAGGTAACATAGGAGGCGTGACATGATAATAGACAGACAAAATTGTTTCAACGTAACACCGCAAAACCTGACTGGAACATCCCTCATTCCATCAACCGATGTTATAGACTTCGGCAGTGATAGAGAGATGGGATTTGGTGAGGATATGGTTGTTCTCGTAACTATAACCACAACCGCAGGTGGAACTTCGCCAACTCTAACAATTGCTCTGGAAACGGATTCTTCAGAAGACTTTAGCACTAAGACTGTATTGCTAACTACTCCTCCTTTGGCAGGGTCTCTCTTGGTGGCAGGCGCAAGGTTCGCCTTACCTATCCCAAAGGATACCAGATGCAATAGGTATCTAAGGGTTGCTTATACTCAGGGTGGCACATCTCCAACTTGTAGTGTAACAGCGGTATTGTTACCAGCAAAGTTTGCAGATGGATTTACAGCATTTCCAAGAGGATATACCGTAGTTTAGTAACACAACGGGGAGGGGAATCCCCTCCCCTAAAACTTTAGCACTAAAGGAGCGTTATGCCAAATATCAAAGTTAGAGCTACACAAAGGGGATTTGACGGATTTGCACTTAGAGAAGAGGGAACTGAATTTGAGTTAGATAGCAGTAAATTTCAAGCAGAATGGATGGAACTTCTTGAAGGCGATTTACCTATTCGAGAAGAAGAAAAGCCAGTAATCCATGAAAAGCTTTTTGAGTTATTAATATGCGAGAAGTGCGGGAAGGACTTTAAATCATCAATTGCTTTAGCAGCACATAATAAACATTGCAAGGGGAGGCTGAGTAGTGAACTTCGGGCAGATGAAGGCATTAATAGCGAATTACCTGAGTAGGGATGACATAGGTTCAGTATCTGGCATTTTCATTAATCTTGCTCAAAAGAGGATAGAAAGAGAACACAACTGGAAGTGCATGGAGAAAAGACAGACAACAAGCACCAGTGATGCGTATATCAGTATTCCGCCAAGATTTAAAGAACACAAATCATTGATGATATTTGAGGGCGGTAGATATTATTCGTTAATGAAAACATCTTATGACCATGCTTTAAGTGTTTATCCTCTGGAAAGCGACAGCAGAGGAATGCCCTTGATATTTGCTACAGTGCAAGCTACTAATGAATTTTTAGTTAGACCAACTCCTGATAAGGTTTACAATTATGATTTATATTACTATCAATACACAGCGGAATTAACAGAGGACACCGACACGAATTGGTGGACTGATGTTGCTTGGGATGTGCTTTTGTATGCTTCTTTGGGCGAATCAGCTCCTTACTTAATGGCAGATGAAAGACTTATAACATGGAAGGCTCTCTATGATGTTGCAGTGGCAAGACTTAAAAGCGTGGAAAGGGCAGAGGAATTTTCAGGAGCGCAATTCATAAGACCTGGGGGGGTAGTTTACTAATGTCATACGCAGCTGAAATGATACCACAGCTTATCCCTACTATACCAGCAGAAAATGCTACCTATATGTGGGAGCTTAACGATGCGGTGCGGGAAATAAAAACAGTTCTCAGAAATCAATATAGACATGTATTAGCTCATGAAGACATCAATGTTGGTTATGGCGTAACTGTTATTGAATGTAGTCCTAATAAAAATATGACTATAAATTTGCCCACAGCTGTAGGATGTGCTGGTAAGGAGTACATAATCAAAAACTCTAAGTACAGTGTGCGACAAGTTCATCATTATCAGCAAGCAAGAACACCTTCTTTGATAACATCTGATCCATCCAATGGGATTGTGCCATGGACTGTAGCAGCAGATGGTTTTTGGCGAGTTTTTGGACCCAATACCCCTGGATATAAAGAATCCCATTATATATATGGAAAAGAATTTGGCTTCAATGTGCCAGCAAAAGCTGAAATTACAGGCATTCTTTTTAGACTAGAGGCTACATCGACAGCAAACAATGCATGGAGAGATGTCAAAGTATATTTAACAAAAGCGGGTTCTATAACAGGCAATAATAAAGCAACTTATACTTATTTCACAACGCCAGACTATCAGTATAGATATTATGGAGGCTATGGGGATTTATGGGGAACGACTTGGACTCCTTCAGACATTAACAATAACGAATTTGGAGTTAAGTTTGCAGCGGAGGTAGTTCCATATGGGCAATATTATCTTACTCTATTCTCTGGTGTGATTACAGTTTATTATACTGTAACCACAGGAGAGACTTATACAATAGCAATTAAGCCAAATGGTTCT